TTTGCTGATGTTGCCATAATGTTATCCTCCCATTATGTGTTGAATGGCTGTCCGTTCACGGACATCTAATGACTCAACCCCATTGGCTGAGTCCACCATAGTGGACGATAGCAGAATTGCACTGCCCAACACTAAAGTGTTGCTATTTCGTCCGACTGACCAACGGTCAGTTAGGGAACTTGCGTCCCGAAACATGCTCAAAACGAGCCTCGCCACCATTCCTACGGAATGTCCAACCGAAATCCTTCAGGATTTTATTCATACCCATTTGGTCCGATGCGGAACCCCAACCAGTGGACAACGGGGCAAAGCCCCAATTCACATTGTCACGGTTCGTGTAAAACTCTCCCAAGAGAGTTCCGTGATGCAAAATTTGACGATAACTAAAGTTGTCGTCATTGTTGTCAACGAATGACCAATTGCCAACATTCTTACGAACACCATTCTTGAATGGTGTCACAGTCACTGACATTGCTTCTAGTTTCATAATGTTACAACCTCCAGTTGTAATAGGTGATTATGTTTATGTTCTATTGAACATAGCGGAAAGACAGGGAATTGAACCCCGTTCCAACTAGTAGTGACTCTAGCATAATGCGTCCATCACTACCAGCATGCTGACTTCCTGCCAGCCTCCCGTGACATCCTGTAGTTATTGTCGCTCAGGATGACATTTCATGTCTTTGCATGTAATTCCAACCATGTCCCGTTCCCCGTCACTTCACCGAAACCAACTAAGCCTTCGGCTATCTAATGGGGTCAACACCAAACACAATCTACAGATTGTCCATGCATCAACTAATGTGAACATCGTAAACGATGTTCGTACCGCTTTACGCCGTTCCTGATATTACTCAGGAAGAATAGGTTGCCCTGCGGTTCCAACAGCCATCCATTGCCTATGACCATAGCCATAAGGTGTCGCTGTGTGGCGGACCGATTCGGATTCGTGTCCTGTCGTTCGGTTGACGATGCCACGATTCGGGAACTCTGAACCGTGAACCGTTGCCGATTCCGATGCCACACACTTTGACAGCACCGAAAACAAATTGCAAGTCTTTCACCGCACGCCTTTTATTGCGCCTGTTTTCCTACGCATAATGCACACCAAAATTCACACGCTAAACACACGGTGAACAAAAACCCCATATACCCATCGGTAACCAAGCCTCGGTTCGGGGCTTGGCTCATGCACCCCCGTCATGCGCCCGCAATTAGCACATCATCACAACTTGGTGGCACATTATGCCGAATCATAATGCCAAATCCGAAACCAAAACTCGCTCAGCCACATGGCACATGGCACAGGGGAGCATGGGGGGGTACGCCCCTATGTATATTTATTTATATAAGGAGGTAGAGCCGAATTGTGAAATTTTTATATGAGGGTTAGGAGCCTTTGACCCATTTTTTGTTTTTGGGTTGGGCTGTTTTTGATTTGTCCCATTTTACTTTGTCTGCCCACCATGCTGGTGACATGGGTCCTTTAGCAATATTCTTGGCATGACGGTTTTTGAACGCTTCGTTTTGTCCTGCTGTTTGGTTGGTTTTTACACCTTGTTGCCCGAACCTTAGGGTTTTGATTTGTCCACCTGATTTTGCTACGACAATGTGGGATTTCGTTGGGTGGTTTGGTGTGCGTTTTGGCTGGTTGTAGCCTGATACGCCTGCTTTTGCTAGTCGTGGGTCCCGTGATGGTTTTGAGGTTGCCATTATGCTTCCATGAATCGTTTGTTTATGTTTAATTTCACTTCAGGTCTTGCAAACATAATCTTTTTTTTCTTAGGTTTGCGATATATTCCTACTGTGCCTCGGCTGTTGCCAGTATAGATTTCGTCCTTGCTACGCAGTTGTCGTTTGCGTGGCATAGCGTTGTCATAGTAATCTTGTGGTGGTTCTGTTAGTTCTATGGCTGGTTTTCTTTTTTTACTTGCCATTGGTTTTCTTTTTTTTAGCCATACCAGCCTCGGACATCGCAATAGCGATGGCTTGTTTGATGTCTGTGACTTTATTACCTGATGATGATTTTAGTGTGCCGACTTTGTATTCGTGCATCACTTTGCCGACTTTTTTGGTTTGTTTTTTGCTAGCCATTATGCAGTCATGCCTTTGCGTTTGTTTTTCTTTGCTTTAGTGGTATACATTCTTTTTACTTCTGGTGGCAAATTTGGGTCCCATGGGTTCATTGGGCGATATTTGTTGTATTCTGATTTGAATGGTTTTAGTTTTTCTGGTTTTAATGGTGCAAGGTCAGAACGGTATACGGTTTTGTCGTTGCCGTCAGGTAGTTGAATTGCTTTTTTGATTGCTCGTATTAAAGCGTCATCATATCTGTCAGGTACTACTGGTTGACGGCGTTTTTTGCTAGCCATTATGGTCGCTTTACTCGCATCTTGTTTTGGTTTTGCCATAGTTGCATCAACATGTTTTCTGCTACTGGCTGCCAGTCACCATCAGAGAACTTCTGTGATATATCACCCTCTGTGATAGTGTCCATCATAGCCTTAACAAACCGTTTTGGACTTTTATATTCCCTAGATAGACTTTGTTTGCGGATTGATGGCATAACATTGTCCCGTAGGTACATGCGTGCGCCCTGAATCACCTCAGGGTCTTTTGTTGGTGGGCTAGCGTCTGTTGATTTCATAATATTTTTCCCATTCATCGTCAATATCAATGTGTTCAAAAGTTTCAAAACTTTTGAACAAAACTCTTAAAAACAAGCCAATACCCAAAAGAGTAATAAACGATGTCCCTAGTATTACCAATAATGTTCCCATAAGCCCTTTTGTCCATGCTAAAACAACAATTAGCAAAACCATCTGTAAGATGGTTTTATCCTTACCTTCACTATTGTACACTTCGCCAGTAGGCTCAGTGTACCTATTTATCCTACCCCCCTCCGTAGGTTCCCCCCACTCTTGTTCCCTGCGTTCCCTAGACAAGTTCAATACAAGTTAGGAACATTTCACCTAATGGCATGGACAACATCTTAGACCCACGGCAAGAAAAGTTTCTAAACTGGCTGATGGTCCCACCACCAAACCGTGTACCATCCTCACAAGAAAAATATGCCATCCAAGAAGGCGTAGATGAAACTACACTAAGAAGGTGGAAAAAGAAACCAGCGTTCAAAATGGAATGGGAAAAACGAGTATCCGAACTACAACAATCCCCAGAACGAACCCAAAAACTATTAGATAATCTATATGAGCGTGCGTTAGCAGGCGACAACAACTCCGCCAAACTATACTTACAAGCAACCAACCGTCTAGCCCCAACCCAAGTCCATGTAGAACACTCCAGCAAACCCTCAGAAATCACCGATGCCGAACTAGACAGTCTCATAGCGTCAGTCGCTCAATCTGAGGTTGAGTCCCGTAAGGAACTAAAAGCACAATAGTGGGTTCAACGATAGAATGTCCGACTTGTGGATGTGAGTATCCTCCTGTTGCGACCAGATGGCGTTGCCCTGAGTGTGGCTTTAAGGATTCATGCTGTGAGGGTGAACCTAGGAAGATGAGAGATTATGACAACAACTAATGATGCGATGTTTGAGGCTCTTTCAAAGTCGTATCCGTCAGCAGGGCAAACCTTGGGTGACTTGTTGTATGCTTTCTGGTCTGACAAAGGTTTGCAGTATCGGGGAACCCTTCAGACCGAGTTTTTTGTTTCGGAGGGTACAACTGGAACAACTTTAGGAGATTTAACAAACAACTATTTTGTTGATGTGTACGATTTTGTGACATTTGATGTCACAGACATGGACGAATGGTTGGAATTACAGATTTTTGAGCGTTATGATACGATTGAACAAGAAATATTTACGGCAATTTGGTAAAGGAACAAAAGGAATACTATTATGGCAACAACATTTAGCAAAATACCTCTAAGCGGCACAGGCAACGGTCTAGGACTTCTAATCAGTTCAGGTTCGTCTGGTGTAGCAGGTCCAACGATTCACACTGGTTCAACCAACACATCAGTTATTGATGAAGTTTGGTTGTATGCAGTGAACTATGATACCACTGACCGCAAACTCACCATTCAATACGGTGGTGTGACTGCTGGAACAAACGAAATTGAATCCACAGTTAAGGCTGAAAGCGGCTTATATTTGATTGTTGCTGGTTTGTTGCTTTCAGGTAACGCTACACCCAAGTTGATTACGGCTTATGCCGCAACCAACACCAGTATCGTTGTTTATGGATATGTTAACCGTATAACAACAGTTTAAGGGATAACAATGACTTCAAGATTCCCTGCAAGAACAACATCAGACCCAAGCGTTTCGTCTTGGGGTAAACCAGCATCCGCCAGTTTATCGTATGGTGTTGCTTCTGGTGGAACCTCCAGTAGCATGACTGTAAGTGGTACTTCTTTCACAAGATTAACATTTAGTTCAGATGGTACTTTGACGGTTTCTAAGGCTGGTCTTTTTGATGTACTGATGATTGGTGGCGGTGGGGGTTCTGCAACATCAAGTTACGCTAGTGCTGGTGCTGGTGGAGCGGGTGGATGGTTGCAGTCGCAAATATATCTTCCAATAGGTTCGTACTCTGTTTATATTGGACCTGCTGGTGGAACATCAAGAAATGGTCGCTCAACTGGTATTTTGAATGTTATTGACATTTCTGGTGGTGGTCATGGTGGTCATGGAACATTTGAGGCTCCTTCGTTGGGTCAAGGTTCAGATGGTTCATCTGGCGGTGGCGGTGGACAAACAGCAACTCAATCAGCAGGAGCGGGTGGGGCAGGCACGACTGGATTAGGTTTTGCAGGTGCATCTGGTGGTGGCGGTGGTGGACAAGCGTCTGTTGCTTCTGGTGGAACTGGTGGAAACGCTAAGGACCATTCGGCTTGGTTTGGGCAATCAGCAGGTACAACCTATTATGGTGCTGGTGGTGGTGGTTCTCCAACTGGCGCTAATACTGCTGGTTCTGGTGGCTATTCTGGAATATTTCACATAAGGTTTGCATAATATGGAAAAACAACAATTTTTTGTAAAACTTGATGAGAACAATGTGGTGCTTGATATTGCAGTTGTTACAAGAGAATATCTTGAAGCAAATCCACAGCGTTATGGGGGTCGTTGGGTTGAAACATTTTTTCAGCATGAAAACAAAACATATGCTGGTATAGGTTATATTTATAACGAGGTGGAAAACGATTTTTATGACCCATATGCTATTACCGACCCAGACCCAGAAAAGCGTTTTAGTTAAACAAAACAATATTCTTGGATTAAATCATTCATCAAAAATATTAGAATTAGTTAATGGTTCTAATTTTCCTTGGTTTTATTATTCCGATGTTCACAGAGTAAATCCAAAGCATCGTCAAGAGTGGAATATATCTAGACATTGTTTTGTTCATCAATTTTGGTTTGACAATCAACAATGGTCACAACATTTCTCTTTATTTGAACCACTTGTTTATAAAATGGCTGATGTTATTGGTGTTGAATATGTTAAAACTTTGCGCATGCAAGCAAATATGATGTTAAATGTTGGTAAAAGTGTTTATGATGTTGAACATGTTGATGGTTTTGCTTATGAAGAAACAGATGAATTACAATGGTTTACTGGTATTTACTATATAAATAATAGTGACGGTGATACATCTATACATTTACCAGATGGTCAAATAGAAAAAGTAACCCCAGTTGCTGATTCGGTTGTTGTATTTGATGGAAAATACACACATTCTGGTCAGTTGCCATTAGAAAATAATGTTAGAATTGTTGTAAATGTTAATTTTTTGGGAAAAAAACTGTAATATATCACTGGGGAACAATAACCCTATAGCATGGCTTCCAATTCCAGACGCTGGATAATTTTTGTTCCAGTAGCGTTACTGGCTTTATGGTCAACGGTTGCTAAGGCAGATGGCTTAGGCGACTGGACCGCTTCGCAGTCCTGTGCCACAGGTTTTGTTGATGTAGTTGATAACAGTATTGTTCTTACTGGACCTGATGGTGGTGGCTGTGGTGGTCCTAATTGGGTTAAAATTGAAACCACAATTCCTGAAGGTGTCCTTAGCGTTTCGTTTGATTGGTCGTATTGGACTTATGATGGGTGGGTTTATGACCCACCACAATATGGTGTTAATGGTGTTTATACTTTATTAACACAACAGAATCAGGCTTCGGGAACAAGAACTGTTACTGTTACTGCTGGTGATATATTTACCTTCAGACAATATTCAATTGATTCATGCTGTCAGGCTGGTCACTTAACGATAAGTAATCTTTCATTATGGGAATTTACAACAACATCCACAGCGTTGACAACGACTACTTCTACTACTGTCCCATCAACGACTGTCCCTGCCACCAACCCGACTATTACGACAGTTCTAGAAACTACATCAACATCAAGTACGAGTACAACGACCAGCACGACATCTACTTCAACTACGACAACAACATCAACAACAACGACAACGACAACGACTGAACCACTACAGGTTCCTACACCTGTTACACAGCCTGAAATAATTCAGCCAGAACCCGTTGATACTTCTGTTCCTGTAGAGCCTGAAGAAACTGTGCCAGACACCACAGAGCCACTAGTAGAGGAAACCATTCCAGAGGAGATGCTTCCACCAGAAACAACCACAACAGATGAACCAAGTCTAGAAACATATCCTGAGACTACAGACGAACCAGTTGTTGACACAACACTAGAGCCAAATTTGGAGCCAAATTTAGAGCCATTGGCAGAAGAAGAAGTGATTGCTCTGATTGCTGAAGCAACCACTGTTGAGGAACTACAAGCAGCATTAGAGGAGTTAACACCTGAACAGGTTGAACAGGTTGTTGAGGAAATTCTAAATCAAGAAGAACCTCCTACTCAGGAGCAGGCTGTCGCTTTGGCGACCAGCCCAGAAGTTTTGGCTGTTATTAGCGTGGACAATGCTGAGAAAGTGTTTGAGGCGTTACAGGTTGATGAGTTAACTAAAGAACAGGTTTCTCAACTTATTGAAGCGGTTCAGTCTGCCCCCGAAAAAATTAGAACACAGTTTGAAACTAGTATTGATATTTTTGGTTCGGACCTTGGTGATTATGTTCCTGTTGGGTCTAATGTTCCTGTTGATACTCGTAGAACCCTTATTGCTGTTGCTGCTGGTGCAGCAATGGCTACTGTTGGCACTAGAAAGAATCCATAGAACAATTAGCCTATTAAGGTGAAAAGGTTTTTTTCTGAGATTCATGGTCTTACTTGGACTTTGGCTGGAACAGGCATGGTTTTAATTACCCTGTCTGGCAAGACCCGTTCCTTGGGTTGGCAAATTACCTTAGTAGCATTAACTGTACACCTTGTTGGTGTATTTATTAAGGAGAAAAATGAATAAGGCAAAAGACATTGCAGGCAGAATTGTTGCACTTTTTCTCACCAACGCCCTTGGCGTGGTGACTGGTGCTGCTGTTATTGCTCCAGACCTAGAAGTATGGAAGTCGGCTCTTATCGCTGGCGCAGTATCCATTTTCAAGGTTGCGGAAGGTCTTGCAAAGGCAAGCATTGATGGTGTCCTGACGAAGGATGAAATTGATGCAGCATTTGGTGCAACACCAGCAAAGATTGCAGCCAAGAAAGTTGCTAAGGCTGTAGCCAAGTAATGAAACTGTTTATCACCCCCGTTAAATCTTGCCAGCATCTAAAAGGTAAAAAACCGTCTGAGGTTCTCCCTAGCATGCTCCGCAAGGTTTCGGGTGGTGGTAAATTAGAGTTGTGTGCGGCTGATGCGTGGGAAGCAATGGTTGCTGCTGCTAAGGTTGATGGCATAAAGTTATCTCCCAGTAGCGTAGGTGACATGTTCCGCAGTATTGCACAGCAGACCGCAGGTTTTGTACAAAGATACCAGAAGGAACCTATTGATGGTGCGGTGACACGCACTTGGGATGGTGTTAAATGGTTTTTGAAAAAAGGTTTCGCACCTTTAGCGGCTCCTAATGATGACCCAAAGAATTGTTCTAAACATATGTTGGGTATTGCGGTGGATGTTGCTGGTGCTAGTGGTAAGATTTTGGAATGGATGTTTAATAATATTGCCAAGTTTGGTTGGTCTTGGGAAGTAGTTCCTGACGAACCTTGGCATATTCGTTATGTTGCAGGTGATGCTACACCTGAAGCCGTTATGGCTTGGAAGGAATCTAGCAAGTAATATCCCCGATGTGCAATTGTTTGCACAGATAGGAAATTATGAGGAAATTTTTTGTTATCTCATTAATTATTGGCATGTTTTTTTCACCAACCAGTGTTTCTGCAAAGAAACCTTTGGTCCTTAGGTGTCCAGAAATGGAGGGCATTACTCGCATTATTGCAGACAACAATAAAATGATTCTCCAAGTGGATTATATTATGTGGCGTGAATCAAGATGCGAACCTAAGAACATTAACCGTGCCGACCCTAATGGTGGTTCGGTTGGGTTGTTTCAAATCAACAAGTTTTGGTGTAAACCAAATCAATACACTAAACAAGGTTTTCTTCAGGATGCTGGTGTGTTAGAAAAGTGCCACGAACTTTATAATCCTGTTGTTTCCGCTAAAGCCTTTATGGCTATTTATGATTATGCTCATAATCGTTATGGTGATGGTTTCGGTCCTTGGGGTGGTGAACCTAAATGGACTTAAACGCACTCATAAATGAAAAAGAGTGGAGGAAATGTCGTGGTCCTGAGAAGGCAACGATTGAGCAGCAACTGGAGGCTTTCACATATTTTTGTGAAAACTTTTGGTGTATTAAACATCCTGAAAAGGGTCGTATAAAGTTCAATTTGCGTGATTCACAAGTTGAAACAGTTAAAACTTGGATGTCCGAGCGTTATACAATCGTGTTGAAAGCCCGTCAGATTGGATTCTCTACTCTGGCTGCTGCATATGCTTTTTGGTTGGTGTTCTTTGCACCTGACCGTTTTGTTGTTATGTTGTCCCGTACCGAGCGTGAATCTGTAAAGTTGCTTGCCAAAAGTAAGTATGGTTACCGTTTTATTCCACAATGGATGAAAGAGCGTGGACCTAGACAAA